GCTCGGGTCACCGGGTGACGGGCGATCACAAGGTCGAGCGCAAGGACGGCGGAGCCGATCTGGACCCGGCGAACATCGAACTGCTCTGCCAGGCGTGTCACAATCGCAAGACCGCCGAGGCGCGCGCGCAAAGGGTGGGGGGAGGTTGAAAGTTCAGAAGGGCTGGCGCGCGATAACCCCTGCCCCTCTCATTCGGAGATTTTTTCCTTGGCTGACGGGATTTCGGAGGACGCACCGGGCTTGTTCGGGTGGGTTCCCAAGCCTCCGCGCGGGCAGGGTCGGCCGGGGTTCGAGTGGACCCGCGAAAAGTCCAATCGTCTCATGGTGTTATTCGCCTGCGGCTATTCGCAGAAGGATGCGGCCCCGCTGATCGGCTGCGACGTGAAGACGTTGCGCAAGGTTTTTTCCCGCGAGTGCGCGGAGATGAAGCGGGCCGAGCTCGTGGTGCGATCGGGCATGATGGCCAAGCTGGTGGAGGAAGCCGAGGGCGGCAGCGTCTCCGCGATCAAGCAGCTGGAGGCGATGGTCGAGCGCGAGCAGACGCGGGTCATGGGCGAGAAGGTCAAGGCGCGCGGCAAGGCGGAGAAGCCGGAGCCGAAAGCGGCACCGCTCGGCAAGAAGCAGGAACAGCAGCTGCAGGCGGAAGGCGTCGGCGGGCTTTATCAGCCGCGGCCCGGTCCGCATGCGGTGAACTGAAAATCTCGGAGCCTAGCGCTCCGCCAGTTGAGGCCGTTCGGGTACGCGCATGAAATGGACGACTGCCTGCCCGGACTGGGAGGAGCGGATAGTGGCGGGGGAAACCCTCGTGCCGATCGCCCCGCTTTTCCCGGATCAGGCGGCGGATGCCCTGGGCGTGTTCTGCAGCCTGCAGGTCACCGACCTGCCGCGCAAGTCCAACGGAGCGTTTCCGACGCTGGGCGATGTCTGCGATCAGCGGATCCTCGACCTGGTCGCGGCGATCTTCGGAGCGTACGACGCGAAAGCGGCCAAGCGGCTGATCAGGGAGTTCATGCTCCTGATCAGCAAGAAGAACGGAAAATCGACAATCGCGGCAGGCATCATGCTGACCGCCCTGATCATCAACTGGCGCGACCATGCCGAGCTGCTGATCCTCGCGCCGACACTGGAGGTGGCCAAGAACAGTTTCGATCCTGCCAAGGGCATGGTCGATGCGGACGAGCAGCTGACCAAGCTGCTGCACGTGGTCGAGCACCAGCGGTTGATCCGGCACCGGGTCACGAAAGCCGAGCTGAAGGTGGTCGCCGCAGACAGCGACACTGCTTCGGGCAAGAAGGCCGGTTTCGTGCTGGTCGAGGAATTGTGGCTGTTCGGCAAGAAGCCGAAGAGTGCGGCAATGCTGCGGGAGGCGACCGGCGGCCTGGCGGCACGGCCCGAGGGCTTCGTGCTGTACATCACGACGCATTCCGACGAGCCGCCGGCGGGCGTGTTCAAGGACAAGCTCGCGTATTTCCGCGATGTGCGGGACGGCAAGATCGATGATCCGACATCGATGGCCGTGCTGTACGAGTGGCCTGAAGCGATGCTGGAGGAAGAGGCCTACCTCGACCCGGCGAACTTCTACGTCACGAACCCCCAGATCGGGCGTTCGGTAACGCAGGACTGGCTCGCCAGCGAACTGAAGAAAGAGGAATCGGGCGAGGGCGAAGGTCGGCAAATCTTCCTCGCCAAGCACTTGAACGTCGAGATTGGCCTGCGTCTGCGGCGCGACCGGTGGGCGGCGGCGGATTTCTGGCCGGAGGCGGCCGACGAGGGGCTGACGCTGGAAGCGTTACTCGACCGCTGCGAAGTGGTGGTCGTGGGCCTAGATGGCGGCGGCCGGGACGATCTCTTCGGCCTAGGGGTCGCGGGACGCGAGCGCGACACCAAGCGCTGGCTGACCTGGTCGCATGCCTGGGCGCTGCGAATGGTGTTGGACCGGCGAAAGGATATCGCTTCGCAGCTCAGCGGCTTCGAAGTCGATGGCGACCTGACCTTCGTCGACACGGGACAGGAGCTGGTCGACGATGTTGCGAAGCTGACCGCTCGGATCCACCAGTCGGGGCTGACCCCGGCGGCGGGTTCGATCGGCAGCGACGCCTGGGGAATGGGGCCGTTGCTGGATGCGCTCGTCGATGCGGGGCTGTTCCCGTACGATGACGCGACCGGCAAGGGGCACGTGGTTTCGGTGCGGCAGGGCGTAGGCCTGACCGGCACGATCAAGACAGTCGAATTCAAGCTGGGCGACGGCATGCTCCTGCATGACGGTTCACGCCTGATGGAGTGGTGTGTCTCGAACGCCCGCGCCGAGCTGAGGGGAAGCAACTTGTACATCAGCAAGCAGATGGCGGGTGCGGGCAAGATCGATCCGCTCATCGCCATGCTGAACGCCGTGCAGCTGCTCGAGGCTGGGCCGGTAGCGGGAGATGGCGAAGGTCCGTCGGTCTATGAGGACCGCGAGATGCTGGTGCTGGGATGAGTATCGACGGTTACCGGCTTTCGGCACAAGCTGCGGCCGCGCAGGCCCGATGGGGGGCGGCGCATTCGCGCGGGGAAGAGCGGGTTGTTCGTCACGAAATGGGCGGTCCCGGAGTTGCGGCGTATTCGATAGCGGACCTGAAGGACGAGCACTTGCCGGAGTTCCTGCAGGGCGGGTTCGCCAATGCTGCGGGCAAGCCGGTGCACGAGCGATCAGCATTGACCAACGCCACGTTCTTCCGCGCGGTGAACCTTATCGCTTCGGCAATCGGGATGCTGCCGCTGAATCTCCATCGCCGCGACGGGAACGCAATTTCGAAGGCGGACGACCATCCGGTCTGGCGTCTGTTGCGAGTGAAGCCGAACAGCTGGCAGACGCCCTACCAGTTCAAGAGCTACATGCAGGGCCGGGTCCTGCTGCATGGCAACGCTTACGCCTACAAGGTTCCGGGAGTGCGCGGTCCGCAGGGCCTTGCTCCGCTCGACCCGCTGCGGGTGCGGCCAGTGATGGGCGATGCATTCACCCTCGCCTACGAATACACGCCGAAAAGCGGCGCCAGGCGTCGGTTCAAAGCAGAAGAATTGCTGCATCTCCGTGCGCCTTGGTCGAGCGATGGAATAACCGGTGACGGGCTGCTCAAGGTTGCTGCCGAAGCGCTGGGCCTCGCGCAGGTCACCGACGAGGCGGCGGCGCGGCTGCTACGGAATGGCGCATATGTCGGCGGCGTGTTGCAACATCCGAAGACCCTGTCGGCAGAGGCCATTTTGAAGCTGCGGTCTCAGTTCGAAGATCGGTACGTGGGCCCGGAAAATGCCGGACGCTGGATGGTGGCCGAGGAAGGGATGGAGGCGAAGCCGCTAGGCACGACGGGGAGGGAAGCGGAGGGCCTCGCCCAGCGAAAGCACCAAGCAGAAGAGGTCAGCCGGTACACAGGCGTGCCGCGTCCGCTGCTGATGTTCGACGAGACGAGTTGGGGCAGCGGGATCGAGCAGCTTGGGTTGTTCCTCGTCACGTACTGCCTGTTGCCCTGGTTCAACGCCTGGGAAGAGACGATCGCGCAGGCGCTGCTGAGTGAGGCCGAGCGTGAAACCTATTACGCCAAATTCAACGAAGGGGCCCTGCTGCGCGGCTCCCTGAAGGATCAGGCGGAGTTCCTTTCGAAGGCCATCGGGGGCCCCGGGGCGGGCGGCTTCATGGTGCCGAATGAGGCCCGCGAGAAAATGGACATGAACCCCGAGCCATGGGGCGACAGGCCCGCGTGGCAGCAAGGAGAGAACGATGCGTAAGCAGATGGGCCTGAAGGTCTTTGCCGCCCAGCGCGCCAGCGCCCTGCCGCTGCCGGGAGAGCGCAAGGTTTCGGCGCTGACCAATGCAAGTGTCCTCGATCGGTGGGACGAGGAAGCTGCGGGCGTTCGCGCGCTGGCGACCGGCGATAACGTCATCACGATGTTCGATATCATCGGCGAAGATTTCTGGACCGGTGGAGGGGTCACAGCGAAAGGCGTTGCCGCCCAACTGAGGGCTATCGGCGATCGACCTGTCGAGGTGCAAATCAACTCTCCCGGCGGCGACATGTTCGAGGGCATCGCGATCTACAATGTCCTGCGCGAGCATTCGCAGCAGGTGACGATCAAGGTCATGGGAATGGCCGCCAGCGCAGCGTCGATCATCGCCATGGCGGGTGATCGCATCGAGATCGGCGCAGCGAGCTTCCTGATGATCCACAATTGCTGGGTGCTCGCGATCGGCAACCGCCACGACATGGCGGAAACTGCAGAATGGCTGACCCCTTTCGACACCGCGATGGCCGAAGTCTACGCTGCTCGCAGCGGTCTTCCGCTGGCCGACATCCAGAAATGGATGGATGCCGAAACCTACATGAGCGGTTCCACAGCCGTCGAACGCGGTCTCGCCGACGACCTGCTGCCATCCGACCAGATCGAAGTCGATGACGACGCCAAAGCTGCCGACAAGTCGGCCAACGCGCTGCGTGCCATGGAACTGACCCTCGTTTCGGGCGGCATGACCCGGACACAAGCGCGGGCCCGGATCAAGGAAATCAAGGGCACGCCCGGCGCTGCCCAGCAAGGCACGCCTGGCGCTGCCGAGCAGAGCGAACCGGCGGACTGGCTGCCGGATATCCAAGACCTCCTCGCTTCAATGAAGCCGAGTTAATCCAAAGGATCAGAAATGAAGAAGATCGCACTGGCCAGCACTGCGCTGGCATCGCTTTCGCTCGCCTCCGCTCCGCGCGCCGTTCATGCGGCCCCGCGGGCCGACGTGAGCGATCCCAAGCAGCTGCTTGCCGAGCTGAAGACCTCTTTCGAGGAATTCAAGAAGGCGAACGACGAGAACCTGAAGGCGAAGGTCGACGACGTCATCCTCACCGAGAAAATCGAGAAGATCGACGCTTCGATGAACGAGATCACCTCGGCGCTCGAGAAGGCGCAGGCGGATCTCGCCGCAGCAAAGCTCGGCGGTACGCCGGGTGACATGCAACCGACCGATCCTGAATACGTCCAGGCCTTCAATGCCCACTTCCGCAAGGGCGAAGTGAGCGCGGCCCTCAGCGTCGGAACGGACGCCGAGGGCGGTTATGTGGCGCCGGTCGAATGGGATCGAACGATCGGGCAATCGCTCCGGCAGATTTCGCCCATGCGGACCCATTCCCAGATCATCACCACGAGCACTGCCGGCTTCAAGCGCCTCTACAGCGACCGGACGATCGGTTCGGGCTGGGTCGGTGAAACCGCAGCGCGGCCGGAAACGACCACCCCGGGCATTTCCGAACTCACCTTCGGCCATGGTGAAATCTACGCCAATCCCGCCGCAACCCAGCAGTTTCTCGACGATGCCGCGGTGAACGTCGAGCAGTGGCTTGCCGATGAAGTCGAACACGAGTTCGCGGTCCAGGAAGGCATCGCATTCCTTTCCGGCAACGGCACCAACAAGCCGTTCGGCGTTCTGACCTATGTGGCCGGCGAAGCAAATGCTTCGAAGCATCCCTTCGGCGCAATTGCGAAGAAGGACGCCGCCGCCGCCGCCGCGATCGACGAAGACGAGATCATGGATACGGTCTATGCCCTGCCCTCGGAGCGGCGCATGGGCGCACAGTTCTTCATGAACCTCACCACGCTGGCGATGGTCCGCAAGATCAAGGACACCGACGGAAACTATATCTGGCAGCCTGGCCTCACCGAGGGCGAGCCGGCGCGCCTGCTCGGCTACCCCGTAGTCGAAATGTCCGGCATGCCCGATCCTGCAGCGAGCGCGATCCCGGTATTGTTCGGCAACATGCGTGAGACCTATCTTATCATCGATCGCATCGGCATCCGCATCCTGCGGGATCCGTACACCAACAAGCCCTTCGTGCATTTCTACACCACCAAGCGCGTCGGCGGCGGGGTACAGAACCCGGAATACATGCGCGCCATCAAGATGGCCGCTTCCTGATTTCGATACAAAGGCGGGGCGCAGCGATGCGTCCCGCTCTTCTTCGTTCGCGCTGCGGCGCGGGGGTGGAAGGGCGGGAACCCTCGGAAAGGATGGAATGACTATGGCTACCAAGAAAAAGGGTGCGGCAAAGACCGTGACCAAGAAGGCTGGCGACAAGCTCACACCGGCCACCGAAACCGCAGCGAGCGGTGCGCTGGTCGAGAAGGAGATCGCCGAGGAATCGGTGGCCGACCACCCCGCGATCGACGCCAATCCGCGTTCGGGTGTGCCTGCAGAAAGCAATGCGATCGATTTCAACGATCCGGGGAAGTCGTCGGCAGATGCGGTGGCAGACAACCTCGCCGCAACGCGCGACTGAACTGACCGCGCAGTATCGCCATGCAGTTCGAGCTCGGACACGTCCCCATGCCGGAAGGGTATGGGGACGGCATCTTGTCGCTCGATGTCTGCAAGGCGCATCTGCGGGTCCTCGATGACAGCGAGGACGGGTTGATCGCGGCGCTGCGCGATGCTGCGATCGAGTATGTCGAGCGCTATTGCGGGGTGAAGCTGGGCGCCCAGACTGGCCTTGCCTGGCGGGCGGAACGCCTGCCCTCGGTGGCCTCCGCACATGTCGACCTGGCGGTGCGGCCGGTGACCGCTATTACCTCGATCTCCTGGCGGGCCGGGAATGGGGCTCAGGTGGAGGGCGCGGTTGCCGACTTCCGGTTCAGCGAGGCCGGGGCACTGCGATCGGCGGTCGGCAAGAGCTGGCCCTCGGGCGCGGCAGGCGAGGTCGAGGTCACCTTTTCCGCCGGCTATGAGGAAGGCGCGGCGCCAGCATCGCTGCTGTCAGCGGTGAAGATGATGCTGGGACATTTGTACATGAACCGCGAAGCGGTGGTGACATCGGGCATGGCGGGTGAAGTGCCGCTGGGCGTAGCCGCGCTGTGTGCGCCGTTCCGGCCGGTGACGATCTGACATGGCGCGGATCGGCAGACGAGATCAGCGGGTCACCTTGCAGCGCTACACCACGTCGTCGAACGACTATGGCGAGGAAGTCGAGACCTGGGGAGACATCGGTACCGAGTGGGCCGCAGTCTTCTACGGGCGGGGGAGCGAGCGCCGACAGGCGGCAATGGAGCAGGGTGCGCAGCCCGCGACGTTCCAGTTCCTGTCGAACCCGGTAACGCGAAGCCTGACGATCAGGGACCGCATCATGCACGCAGGGCAGTGGGACATCGTGGGAATAAGCCCGGACGCACCCGATCGGGGGTTGCTGGAAGTTACGGCAGTTCGCGGGGCTTAGGCGCCGACGCACTGCTTCCATGAAGCGCCAATAGTACCGAACGCGCGACGATACTCGACACGGCTGCCCTCTCCATCGGGCCAGATCGTGAAGGCGAGGGAAACGCCACCATAGGCGTTTTTAACAAGTACCACCTTGGAGCCATCGTCGCGGTCCATCGCGGGGGTGTTGTTCTTGTTTGCGAGGCAGAACGCGACTTCGTTCGGACTGCTATCCGTAAAGAACACTTCGTTCGGTTCTTCGCTG